GAGCGCTAAGAGCGGCAAGCATGACTCGCTGCTTCGGCAGTCGGCGTCAGTGCGTATTGACGACATGCAAGCCCGAACGACTAATGCCGTTCGCAAGGCGGTCGAGTCAATCGCCGATTACATCTACTACGACCCCGCGCCGTCGGACAGGGTGTACAGGGACATCCCTAACACGGATATGTCGGTGAAGGTGGACTTCAACCCAGATATCCGAGAAGGCGATTTCCTCGATTACGCAATTGATATTGCCCCGTACTCGTTGCAGGCACGCAGCCCAAGCGAACGGCTTGCGGCGATCAACGAAATCATGCAGGGCGTGGTCATGCCAATGGCCCAGCAACTCCAGCAGCGTGGCATTGTTCCCGACATGGACAAGTACATGGAAATCATCTCCAAGTATTCCCACATGTCCGAGATTGCCGAGATCCTCAAGATCGCGGACTTCGCCGAGATAGAGACGATGAAGGAGATGGCGGAAATGGGCGGTTCTGGTGGTACTCCGGGCGGCAAGGCCCCGGTTACCGAACGCCGGTACGTAAGGGAAAATGTCTCCATGGGCGGCACCCGTGCTGGCCGAGACAACGCGATGGCCCAAGCGCTGATGGGCGGAGGTGGCGATCAGGCTGTAACCCAAGCCGCAACGGAAGGCGAATAATGGCCAAGAAGAAGCGTGGAAGCATGAAAGGCTTTAGCCAGAAGTCGGGCGACAAGCGCGCAACTAAAGCCGGTGCCGGTATGACCAAGAAGGGTGTTGCCAAGTATCGACGGCAAAACCCCGGCAGCAAGCTCAAGACCGCGGTGACCGGCAAGGTCAAGGCAGGAAGCAAGTCTGCTAAGCGTCGAAAGTCCTATTGTGCTCGGTCTGCTGGGCAAATGAAACAGTTTCCCAAGGCCGCAAAGAATCCCAATAGTCGCCTGCGTCAAGCACGCAAGAGATGGAAGTGCTAAATGATTGCAGCAGCCCTTGTTATTCCTGCCGTGCTAACGGTCATCGTCGTCCAAGAAGAGCCGTGTGGGGCGTTTCTACAGCCCATGGAGACCGTGACGATTCCCAACCTAGACAGTGACGGGGAACCAACTCAAACGGTTCAGACGGTCTCTGTGGCCGATACAGAGACAAGGAAGATCGTCGCCGACTACATGCGTCCCGACAAGTTTGCGGTAGGCCCTTACCCCATGATCGGCACCGTGGAGATGACTAACAAAAGCACGGTTCGCCGAAAGTTGCGGTACCGACAGTCTTGCCAGATCGGACAGGGTTTTGTCCCGTTTTTTGATCAAGGATCGCCGCTTTGCTGGGAACCCGAAAAGCGGCGGGTGGTTGTTTATTACGAACAGACACTGGACCCCAGTGGGTCCGAGACAATCGACATTTCGTGGTCGCTTACCCTTCGTAAAGAAAATCAACTCGCCGACATTAACGCTGACGGGGCAGTCAATGGGCTGGACCAAGGAATTTTGATGAGCGATTGGGGTACTGACAACCCCCGGTCTGACCTCAACAAGGACGGGACTGTTAATGGTCTTGACCTTGGAATTCTTTTTGGCCAGTGGTCAGAATCATCTAACGACGAGGCTAGTTAATGGAAACCACTACACTATTGCCGTTGATAGAAAATAACTTGACACCACTCATTGTTTGGGTTCTCGTGTATTACACGATGGTCAAGGGAATTCGACGTGATCTGCAAGAGATCAAAGACAAGCTGGACAGAAATTGATATGCCTCGGTACAAGTACACAAACAAAAAGACCGGCGAAACCATTTGCAAGTTCATGTCTGTAAGCGAAATGCTTAAGTACGGCGAGGATGGAATAAGCGAAGAAGGTGTTTGGTACGAACGCGATATCGTGGCTGAACACACTCGACAAACCAAGGCCGGGGGGTCTGCTTGGCCTATCAAAAGCGACGCCGCTGGCGTTCACCCTGCTCAGGTTGACTCGTTCCAAGAGAAGTCTGCAAAACTTGGTGTGCCTACTGAATTCGACAAGTCTACTGGTCAAGCGATTTTTCGATCGCGAGGTCACCGCGCCAAATACCTCAAGACCATGGGCATTCATGACCGTAACGGCGGATATGGAGACGGCTGATGGCTGAAGAGAAAAACCCGATGGATTTTGACGAACCAACTGACGGCGGCATGATCCCCGCGGAACCAGAAGACGATGTTAATACGAGTGAAGATTCTGACTCCGATGAAATGGAAGAAGCGGCTGAGGTTGGTGAAGAAGAAGAACTTAACGAGGAAGTAGTATCCAATGACGACGGCAGGGCGAATTTGCCGTTAGATGTCATTGAAGAGGCCATCGGTTATGGCTTGACTTCACGAGAAATCGAAAGTCTTGGGTCCGAGGACAGCATCGCCGCAGTCTTGGCAATTCTTGATCGCCAGATTGATTCCACCAACACTAAGCAAAGCGACTCCGTGTTTGGTGAAGACGACGACGACCCATTCGCTGAACCCGACGAAAATACCGGGGGATCCAACTCGGAAGTTGCCGAACTCCGAAAGCAGGTTGAGGCGCTCCGGCGGTCACTTGAAAACCGCCCGGACAACTCTAGCTCTGACAAGCTCTTTGGTCTTTTGGCTGACGACTACGACGAATTGTTCGGAGGAGTTGGCGACGATACGACCAAGACGCAGAATCGAAACCGCAGCAAGGTTCTTCAAGAACTAGACACTCTCAAGGCTGGGTACAAGGCTCGAAAGCGAGCGGTGCCTAGTGACCGGCGATTGTTTAAACAAGCGGTTCGAAGCGTCTTTGGCGACCATGAATCCAAGGTCGTCAAAAAGAAGTTTTCGGAATCGGCAAAGAAGCGTAAGTCGCAGTTTATCAATAGGGTAAACGCGAAAGACGCACGCCGACCGAAGGATAGCCGTACAGACGCGGTTGATTCAGTCAAGAAGTTCTTGGCTGACCGCGGTTATACGGATCTTGAATCGGTTGAAACTTTTGAATGAGGATAAACAATGGCAACTCTTCAGGCTGACGACATTGTTGACCTGATCACCATTACGCAGCGTGATCTTGGCAAGTTGCGTTGGACCGACCTTTCCTACGACCTTCAGGAATATATCGCACTCCCGTCGATTCTCCAGAAGGAAAAGGTTAGCTACGGCTCCGGCTTTGGAATGCAGTGGAACGTCATGACTGGCACCAGTGGTGCTACGAAGGACGTTGGGCTGTACGAGGTGGATTCGGTGAACGTCGCCGATGTGATGACCACGGCTAACATTCCGTGGCGGCATATGACCACCAACTATGCGATCGAGCGTCGCGAAATCGCCATGAACACCGGTGCTGCCCAGATCGTTGATCTGGTTAAGATCCGGCGTCATGACGCGATGGTTGACCTCGCGAAGCACCTTGAGACTCGGTGGTGGTCGAAGCCCGACACCTCCGCTGACAACCTCAAGATTTTTGGTGTTCCGTATTGGATCACTTGGACCGACAACTCCGGCACTAACCCCAATGGTGGGTTTGACGGCGGTAACCCTGACGGGTTCTCGTCTGGTGCCGGTAACATCGACTCGTCTACGGTTGACTCGTGGAAGAACTGGTGTGGCAAGTACACCAACGTCTCTTCGACGGACCTTATCCGTAAGTGGCGTCGCGCTGCTACCTTCACTAAGTTCATGGCCCCGCAGCCGAGCCCGGCCTACGGCTCCACTGCTCGCTATGGCTACTACACCAACTACGATGTGATTGGCCCGCTTGAGGAAGTTCTGGAAGCCCAGAACGACAACCTCGGCAACGACATCGCGTCGAAGGACGGACAGCTTCTGTTCCGTCAGGTGCCCGTCACTTGGTGCCCGTTCCTTGAAGATCGCGCTGGCGATCCGATCTACGGCATCAACTGGGGTCAGTTCAAGCCCGCGTTCCTCTCCGGCGAATATCTCCGCGAAGAGGGCCCCGTCAAGGCCAGCAACCAGCACACCGTCTTCCAGACGCATGTTGACCTGACCATGAACGTTATGTGTACTGACCGGCGCGCGAACTTCGTGCTTGCGACCGCTCAGCCTGACCCGACCGTCTGATAGAAAGGACTTAAATTAGATGGCTAACTACACTGTTACCTACGAAGCGGCGGGAGAGGCTTACGGCCCTAGCCCGAGCATCTGGGGCGACTGCCCTATTCTGGAGATGACTGCTGACCCTCGCGTCGGCTGTCAGATGTACGACGACTTTAGTCTGTCTAACATCGAAAACGGCGACGGATATCAGGCTCTTGGAGACACTGCTCCGGTCTACGTTGTCGATACGCTCGAAGGCCGTGTTTCTGTGACTACGGGCGGGACCAACAACCATCAGTCCATTCTTGGGACTGCGGTTGACATCGGTCACATTTCGGACCTCGAAGCCGAAGCCGCTGAACTTTGGTTCGAGGCGCGTGTCAAGATGTCTTCGGTTGCTGACTATGGCATGTTCATCGGCCTTGCTGCCGAAGCGGATATCGCAACCGACTTCCTCGACGACAACTCGGGGGACATCGTCACCACGGCTAACTGCGTTGGGTTCCATGTTGCAACGGCGGCTCCGACTACTGTCCGAACCGTTTACCACAACGGCAGCGGCGAAGCCACGGCGGTTGAATCTGGCGTTCACACGATGGCGGCCAGTGCTTACGTTCGGCTTGGTTTCAAGTACGATCCCGCTGCTGAAGATGCCGAAAAGGTTCGGTTCTTCGTCAACGGCGTCGAAACCACCACGAAGGTCACGGCGGCCAACATCGCTGCTGCAACCTTCCCGGATTCGGTCAACCTTGCGTTCTTGGCTACTGCCAAGACCGGGGAAGGCGTTACCAAGTCACTGGTCATTGACTGGTGGCGTTTCGCGCAGCGCAAGCCGCGCGTTTGACTAACACTGAGAAGAATCTCTTCTCCCCAGCGCCGGTGGGTGTCCCTTCGGGGGCACCTGCCGGTCTTTTATTTACGCTTGGCTTTCTTGGACTTCCAAGACACTCGTGCAGGGCCTTTCTTAGCCGACGTACCCTTGCGGGTGCATTGGGCCTTGGTGGGCCTACACGCAGGGTAAGGACGCTTGGATTTGCCCTTGGCGGACTTTCGCCCGCAAGGTTTGCCGGTCTTACAGTCGATCCAGCCCTTGCCCTTGTTCTGTCCAAACCACTTCTTTAGACCGGACTTCTTTTTAGCCATCAGCCACGCCTACCCTTCTTCTTGGCCGCCTTCTTCTTCATGGCAGCAAGCATTGCGGGCGGCATCTTCTTGCCGAACTTCTTGCTGGCTTTGGAGGATGCGGACGACTTCTTCTTGGACATGGCCTTCTTCTTGCTTCCGCGCATTACGTTCCCTTTCACGGCGGTCGTGTATGTACTTCAAAAACTCCGCCGTGCAGTTCTTGTAGTACCCTGAGTGTTCCAGCGACTCGCTGGCTTCATTGACATCGGAAAGACGCTGCACAAAAACCATCGCGTACTCATCTTCAACGATGGGTTCCCATGCGGTTAGTTCTTCGTCTGGCTGACCAGTCGTTACGGACTCTTGATCTGGGACAAACGGCATCAAAGCAAAATCTTGCTTTGCAAGAATGTCGTTTTGGTAATCGCACCACGGCTCAATAGCCCCAAGATCAACGTCCGCCCCTAGAACCACAATTACCAGTTCGTTTCGGTCGTCCCAATTTGCAATGTGGTGCAACACGGTTTCTACGCTACCAAAGTCGATCTTGACCTTGTTGTTTGCCCAAGCGGCTTGCGCGTAAGGGCATGGAGGCAAGCCCCCAAAGTGATCCGATGGAATCTGTAGTACATCCTGACTCCATCGCTGGATCTCAGCCACTACTTTGATTTTCCATTTGGCGTCGTAGTAGTCAACCATGGTTTACTTCTTCTTTCGACCGCCAGTACCCCAGTTCTTTGCGCCGACCTTTCGGCACCTCACCAAGGCGCCGCTTGCATAGGCGCTTGGCCATTTCGTGTATCGACTCTTCACTTTGCTGTAGCAAGCATCTTTTTTTCCGGAGGTCTTTTTCTTTTTGGCCATCTTGGGCTCCTTCTTGTACACGCCAATTTCGGGCAGATGCAAACATGGTGCTTCGTGCGACGTTCATGTATTTGGCTATCTCCAACAAGGGCACTGCGCCGTGATGGTTGCCCGAGAGAGAATACTTGTCCCACAAAATCATAGATACAGCACGCCTAGCAGAAGACACATGCTGGCATCGGCGGGAACTCCGCAAGTCATCCACCGTTATGCC